CACCGACCACCGACCGACCACCGATCGACCACCGACCACCGACCACCGACCGACCACCGATCGACCACCGATCGAAAGACCACCGAAAGACCGACAAAAAATTTTTCGGAGACGCCTGGTCTGCGTCAAAGCTTGAGCAAAAATAGACCAAAAAACGGAAATCTCAGCCGGGTTTTTTACCGCGCCATCGGGGCCAATCCCAGACGCCAATCCAGCTGGCCGGCAGCTGCTGGCCCAGCTGAAAACCGACGATAAAAACCAGCTGGCAAACGACCGGCTCGAGAACCGGCTCGAGAACCTGGACGCCAATCCCAGAGGCCAATCCCCCAGGCCAATCCCCCAGGCCAATCCCAGAGGCCAATCCCCCAGGCCAATCCGAGCTGGATAGTTAGCAATGGGCCCACGGTTTGTTTTATGGTACGCCCTTGACCTTGGGCCCTTTGTTACTTTACTACGGGCCAACCCTTACAACCGGAGACACCTTGAAACATTACAACAAACTCGACTCAGCTTGCGAGGCAGCTCGGCGCTTTGTTTCCCTTAACGGCAATGGTGCAGCGGTAATCACCACCACCGAGTTGCCAGGCGTTTACCAGGTGGGCACGACCCACGAGGCCCGCCAAACGGGGCAAGAACAAAATATCGAAAGTTGCCGCTTGTTCTATGGGATCACCGACCGGCGCCACCAAGCCAGACAACCCGACGCCGCCTACCCTGTGCTCGAGACGGAGACGGCACTGCTGCATCGTCGAGGCCAATCCAACACAGGGTCAGAATGAATGAGTTGGCATTATTTGCAGGCGCTGGTGGAGGCATCCTCGGCGCGCACCTGCTCGGATGGCGAACCGTCTGCGCCGTGGAGACGGAGCCGTATTGTCGGGAGGTGCTCCTCCGAAGGCAGCAAGACGGCATGCTTCCCCTGTTCCCAATCTGGGACGACTGCAACACCTTCGACGGTGCCCCTTGGTCTGGCCTCGTGGATGTCGTCACTGCTGGATTCCCGTGCCAGCCTTTCAGCGTTGCCGGCAAACAAGAGGGAGCCGACGACAACCGAAACGGATGGCCAGCAACCATTCGCATCGTGGACGAAGTCAGACCAAGCTTCGTTTTATTGGAGAACGTCCCAGGCTTGCTTACCGCTGGGCATGGGTACTTTGGACAGGTACTCGGAGACTTGGCCACGATCGGGTACGACGCTGTCTGGGATTGCTTTCCTGCTGCAGCCATCGGCGCGCCGCATCGCCGCGACCGACTCTGGGTTCTTGCCTGCCCCAATAGCGACCAACACCAAGGCAGTACACCTGCGGTCGGGGGGCCGGCCGCCGCGCACCTACATACCGACACCAACGGCAGGCGATGCGAAGAGCAGCGGCAGTCGAAATCTCGAGGGGAGCAAAGCCAACCACGGAGTATCGCTGACGGATTGGGTGAAGACCGGCGACTCGACGGCACCTCGGCAGGGAATGTTCCCGACGCCCCAGACCACCCAATGGCCGAACGAGGGCAACATGCGCTTGATGCGCGGCCTGGTTCTCGAGGGGAAAGTGAGCAGGGAAGAGGCCCAGCAGATGATCGGCAAAGACCCCTTCGCAGCGCAGGGAAACCTGCAGGCGATGGAGTTCCCGACACCGAGCGCGAGCGATTGGAAAGGCTCGGCGAAGGGGGCCATACCGGCTGGTGGCAAACTGAACCCGACGTGGGTCGCGTGGTTGATGGCATGGCCCATCGGGTGGACCAACTTAGAGCCCTTGGCAATGGACAGGTGGCAAGCGTGGTGCCTTTCGCATGGCATAGCCTGCGCAAGAAAGCTGGATTCCGATGAGTAGTCAGGCTCGATTGCCCGGCCTACTCGAGCAGGGTGCCGGCAAACTTAAAATATACTCCGGCTATTCGTACAGCATCGACGAAGAGATCCAAGCTTTGAGTTCCGGCATTGTCGCCGGGCCACGCTGGATCAAGAACTGCAGAAGGGAATACCCTGCGCTGCCCGTCATACTCGACAACGGCGCTTTCCCTGCGTGGTTCCGCGGCGAGTCGCTCGCCTTCGATGATCAGGTTGAAGCAGTCCAGCGCGCCGCCGAGATTGCGCAGGAGGCAGGTTTGCTCGAGTCCATCATAGCGCCCGACATCGTCGGTGGTGGCCCAGCGAGCTGGAAGAGAACGCTGCGCAGCCTGCCCTACCTCGACCCGTTTGGGGTTAAATTGCTGCTGCCCCTTCAGGAAGGCATCGATATTGACGAGGCCATTGCCGTTGCCAACGACACCGACAGCGGCATTTTTATCGGTGGCAAATCGATGCGTTGGAAAGTGAAAGCCGCGCAGCTGATCGACCAGCGAACCTATGTGCATGTCGGTCGCGTGAGTCGCGACGGCTACCTCTGGACCTTTTCGCAACTCGCCGACGCAGTCGATTCAACGACGTGGACGCGCTCTCAACATTGGAATCAGACCATTAACTGGCCGCAAATCCTGCGGCGATACACCCAAGGAAAGAAATGAAAATCTCTAAAGCTTTCAGATTTGAAGCGGCCCACAGGCTGCCCAACACTCCCGAGAACCACAAATGCAGAAGGCTGCACGGTCATTCGTATCGCGTGGGCGTTCGCGTGGCCGGACCAGTAGATCAGAGCATGGGTTGGGTGATCGATTTCTCGGAAATCGCCAAGGCATGGGAGCCGCTTCACGATCTCTTGGATCACCATTACCTCAACGAAGTGCCCGGACTCGAGAACCCAACGAGCGAGAATCTAGCCAAGTGGATTTGGGACCGACTCATCGACGACCTTCCAACCCTTGAGCGCATCATCGTCCGAGAAACCTGCACTTCCGCTTGTTACTACGAAGGGCCTGCAGATGATTGAGAAGACACTACACGGAGGCCAAGCGCGCCTCATCTACGGCCAGTCATGCATCGCAAGCTTGCGCCAACTCGAGTCGGAGTCGATCCATTGCGTGGTGACCTCACCGCCATTCTGGAATCTACGCAACTATTGCGACCACCCGTCCCAGCTGGGCCTCGAAACAACGCCGCAAGAATTTGTGGATAACCTGGTCGATGTGTTTCGCGAGATTCATCGAGTGCTGCGCAGCGACGGCACCGTCTGGCTTAACCTTGGCGACACCTATGCCAGCAATGGCTACCCCAACAACGCAAAGGCAGGACTAAACCAACGGATGTTTGGGGACCACCGTTCTGCTGGGCGCCAGTCAGACGACCGAGCGCGCCATGTGCCGAGCGGTGAGCATGGCCTAAAAGTGAAAGACCTGGTGGGCATACCGTGGCGCGTCGCCTTGGCTCTGCAGGCTGACGGCTGGTGGCTGCGCCAAGACATCATCTGGCACAAGCCCAACCCAATGCCCGAGTCCTGCACCGACCGCTGCACCAAATCGCACGAGTACATCTTTCTGCTGACGAAGTCGGCGAAGTATTACTCTGAGTTTGGTGAGATCAAAGAGCCAGCGGTGAGCGGTGAGCGGTTTCATGGCGGCTACGATGCAGTGATGGCCGATGGAAGCAAGGGCCATAGCCGCAACGGCCGAGACGATCCCAACAACCGGGCCAATTGGCGCAACAAGCGCAGCGTCTGGACAATCGCCAGCCAAAGTTACCACGGCGCACACTTCGCTGTGTTCCCTGAAGAGATCCCGAGGCTAGCGATCAAAGCAGGATCGCCCATTGGAGGCACTGTGCTCGACCCGTTCAGCGGCTCAGGCACCACCGGCAAAGTCGCTCTGCAGGTTGGCCGCAACTACATCGGGCTCGACGTCAACGAAGAGTACCTCGATCTAGCGCTGCGCCGGGTCGATCAATTTCGGTCAGACAGTCCCACCCAAGAAGAGGACGACGGACAAGAAACCCTGTTTAGTGGAGTCGATGAATAGATGAGTCGCAACCTAACCTATGCGCCCCCTAGAGTATGGCGCGGCGTGCTGATCCTATGGCGCCACCCGGATATTATCGAGCGCCTCAAAACCAAGCCGTTTAACGAGGCCGGCCACGTCGCTAAACACATGCCCCAAAAAGATATGGATTGCGTCTTGGCCGCCGTCAACTGGGCGCAGAAACAAGAGAAGCAAGGGGGCTGACATGGCACGCGGAGCACGCCTAAGCCAAACCAAGAAATCGCTAATCGGTAGATCAAAAGATCGCCGGGATCGCGAGATGGCCTACATCTACCTGCGCACCTGCCGGCAGCGTAATGCCCCCGAGGGCAAATGGTGCCGCGCAGGAATCTACAAGTGCGTGAAGATCTACAACCGCCAGCGCGTGACTGTACGGCAATGCATTCGCAACGTCGTCGAGAATGGGCGCAACCGACCGCTGGCAGCTGCCCTGGCACCGTGGGTGCCATCCGCCAAACCATCAGCAGGAGGCACCGCCGCCGACCGCCGATATCTAGAACTCGACGAGGCAACCATTTTGGCTGCGCTCACCGAATACATCAGTGAATAGGGGAAATACCATGAGCAGAAATGCCAAGAGGGCAGCCGATGTGCTGCCGAAAGAACTGATCTTACAAATCCAAGAGCACCTACCTGCCGGTGGCAAACTCAGCCTGCCAGCCAAAGGATGCTCCCAACGCTTTCTATTGGGCCGCACCGAGCGCATCGCACAAGACCTCGAGATCACCATGCGCTCACTCCGCCTCGAGTCGTCGAAAACGCTAGCCACCGACTACGAGATCTCGATTCCGGGTGTCCGAAAGATCGTGAAGCGCACACTGAAAGACCTGAAGGGGGCCATCGGTGACCCACCCAAACCATTCGACCCAACAAAAGCACTGGACAAAACCGAAACTGACCTGCAAGAAAGTGGATAGGAGACACCATGCCAAGACTGACCCCAGATGAGTACACCCGCGCCTGCGCCCTCGGCATCGACCCCGATAAGATCACCCTAAAGCAGCTGGGTATCGTTCGTGGCCATGAAGAGGGGCCCCCCGAAGGCGAGCGAACCGTTGGCTATGAGGCCAAGCAACCGTTCCTGCTCTTCAAGTTCAAGGACGCGGCGCCGCCGCCGCACCGCACCGTGGCGCCGTGGTACCCGAACGACCTGCCGATCCAGGAGCGTTTTGAAATGTTCCACGAGCGCAACCCGCACGTCTACACGCGCCTTCGGTACCTCGCCCTCCAACTGCGCCGGCGCGGCCATCTGCACTATGGCATCAAGGCCCTCATCGAGGTGCTGCGCTGGGACCACGCCATGCGAACCACCAACGAAGAGCCCCTCAAGCTGAATAATGCTTTTGCTACCCCATATGCCTACCGACTCATGGACAACGAGCCCGAGTTGGAAGGCTTCTTTAAAACCCGTCAGCGCAAAAAGGAGACACGCAATGACAATCAGACCCCTGAAAACCAGTGAACTTCCCCACCTACGCTTGAGCGAGATGGTCCACAAGTTGCGCCGTGAGCGCAATCTGCTGCGTGGCAAAGTCGAAACTCTTGAAGCAAATTACTGCGTGTCACAGACCCAACTTATACTGCGGCAGGACAAGATCGCGGAACTCGAGAAAACCATTCAAACCCTTGAGCGCAAGATCGCTCGACTGGAGAAAAAATAATGTCTGACTCTTACCACGATTGGGACGGCGAAAGCCTTACCCGATCACAACTCTACACCTTTAGAAAGAACCCGCGAGATTTCTACAATCGCTATGTTCTTGGTCTGGCGCAGCCGCGCAGCAAGGCGCTGGTCTTCGGATCTGCCTTTCACGCGCTGACCCTTGAGGGCCGCGACGAGTTTGATAAGCACTTCGTCCAAACCTTTGAGCGCCCGGCTGCACCTGAAGGCGAGAACCCCAACGGCTATTGGCGACGCAAGGCTAACGCTGAAGAGCTTGACGCCCTAAAGCATGCATGGGCGCAGGAGCATGGGCACAAGGAGCAGTTGAGCTTCAACGACCTTGCCATGATCGAAGCAATGGACGCAGCAACGCACGATCCTCGCCATACGCTCTGCCGGCGGCTTCTCAATGGAGCAAAGTTTGAAACCGTGGCCGAGGGCATCGACTACGAAACCGGCATTGGATTGCGGTGCAAGATCGACATCTGGACCAGCGACGGATTCTGCTGCGACCTGAAGAGCCACTCTGGCGACCTCGGTGATAGTTGGGATCGTGCGATCATGGATTATGGCTACCATTTCCAATCTGCATTTTACCGCACCTGCACCAGCACCGATCGCTTCCCCTTTCTCGTGGTCCAAAAGAGCCGCAACCCAGATGCCATGGTCGCCGAACTCGACGACGAAGAATCTGAACTCGGTAAGAAGGTTATGCGCTCAGCGCTCGATCGGTTCGCTGTTTGCCTAGACGCCCATCGCCGGGCTTATGAAATGGACCCGGGCCACGATCGGGATCTGGCAGTTGATGCCGCATGGCCGGGTGTCGGCATGGCGCAGGAAGCGCACCGCCTTACCCGATTCCCAAAATGGTTTTATGACAAGGAGCTTCGATATGTCTCGTAGTGACGGCATTGTCCGAATTCATGGCAAAGCTTACTCGACCGTTGCTCGGCGCGTGGCTTTGTTTCGCAAGAGGTTCCCGGCTGAATCCGGCTGGAGCATCACCACCACGGTTGAGCGGTATGAAGAAGATGCGGTCGTCATGTGCTGCTGCGTCATCAATCCCGATGGCAACGTGATCGCTTCGGGTTGGGCCCGAGACGGTCGGTCGGACTCGAATCGCCACAAGACCAGTTGGGTCGAAATCGCTGAAACTTCTGCGGTCGGTAGGGCGCTAGCCTTTCTGGACGAAGAATTCATGGGCGACGATCTTCAGATTGCTTCGGCCGACGAAGTGCGCAACGCCATCGAAGGTGAAGCGCAACCCGCTGCCACCAGCGGCGAGCCTAAAGAAACGATTTTCGGAAACTATATGAAGCGCATCGAAGCGGCCACCAGCAGTTCCGAACTTGCCGAACTCGGCAAAGGCATCGATAAACTCCCGCTCGCCCCCACGGCCAAGCAGACCCTGCACAAGGTTTGTGGCCCGCGCTTTAAAGAACTCAAAGACGTCGAAAAAAACGTCCCTTTTTAGACCCTAAACTTGGAGAAGATTATGAAGGGTTTTAATTCAGTTCAGATGATTGGCAATATTGGCCAGGACATTGAACTTCGCAACACCAACAGCGGCACCGCCGTCACCACGCTACGCCTTGCCGTCAACGAACGCGCCAAGGTCAACGGGGAATGGGGTGACGTCACCAACTGGTTCGACATCGTCTGTTGGGGCAAGACTGCTGAACTCTGCTCTCAATACCTGCGCAAAGGCTCTCCGGTCTTCGTTGTTGGCCGTCTGAGCGCCCGCTCCTACGAGGACAAGTCGGGCCAGAAGCGCACCAAGGTCGAAGTCGTCGCCGACGACGTGAAGTTCCTCGGTGGGCGTGACGAGCAGGCAACCCATTCCAGCGCTGGCAGCTATGGCGGCCAGCAGTCTGGTGCCTATGATAATGATCAGTTTTATTCCGGCAACACTTCAACGAGCAAAGACTCTGGGGGATACGATTATGAGTAAGGGAAAAAATAACGGCGTAGAAACTATCGACTGCAAAGGGCTCGTCGATGAGAAGGCCGAGATGCGCAAGAATGCTGTTGAAGAGTGCGGCAGGTTTCTTGACCTCATCCGCCCCACCCTTAGTGATCTCGAGGCAGATCGCGATCGCATTAACAATGCTATTATGGTCGTCCACGAGTCGAACATGACGTGGCTTGAGCGCCTTGCTGGTGTCCTTGATATCGATGTCAGGCGCGGCGTTTTTGCTAACCACATGGGCCTGTACTGGGCCGATGTGGATGGCAATATCCTTATGGATGATGACCCCGATTTCCCGACGCCCGCTCACGAGATCATCGGTGCCGATGACCTCCTAAAACTGACCACCACCCGAGAGGCCGCTGTCGCTATTGCGAAGGGAGAGTTGGAGCCGGAAGGGGAAACGCAATGAAGCTTTCTTTCTTTATGCACGGGCGCCCGATCCCAAAGCAGTCGGCGCGCATTGGTAAGCATGGAGGCTATCAACCCAAACGTATCCAGCGCTACGCCGAGAAAGTGCGCGTCTACTGCATTCAGGCGCTGTCGGAGGGGCGCTGGAAGGTTAGCGAGCGCCCTGTCCGGGTTGAGATGGACTTCTGTTTCCCGTGGCCATCGGGAACCAAAAAGGCGCTCGTAGACAAACGGCTCCCGCGCATCAAGCGACCGGACTTGGACAACCTTGCCAAAGCGATCCTCGATGGCATGGACGCCCTCTGGATTGACGATGCCCAGGTTGCCGACCTCGTTGTGCGAAAACTCAACGTACCCAGAGGTGAAGAGGGGGTTCAGATTGAAGTCTGCTATGTCGAATAATGACTATGACCTTAGCAACCCCGAATGGCATAAGAAGCTCCTACGCTATGCTAAGAAGGCTGGGCTTCTTGATGTGAACGTGCGCCCGCAAATAAGGCACTGCCCGAATGGGCACGAGCTGCCCGACGAAGTGGTGGATAGGTATGGCACCAAGTTGTGGGTTCAACTCCGTGATTGCCCGACGTGTCAGGCCCAAGGCAAGCGCGCCGAGATGATGGATAAGATCTTGGACCGTTTCGGGAAGTCAGGGATTCCTGAGATGTTCCAAACTTGGACGACCGGCCATACCGCATCGAATAGGACCAACCGAGAACCCTTGACTGTGGACGGAGACAACTATGGCGCCCGGCTAGCATGTGCCAGCCTTGGGCATTGGGCCAGTACGCAAGGCAGACGCCCCCGGCCGGAGAAAGGGAGCCGATCTTGGGTGATGTTTGCTGGCGACGTCGGCGTTGGGAAGACCACTTGGGCCAGTGCCTTATTCTGCGATCTAATCGACGACGCTGAACGGCCTGCTGGGTCAAGTACTGGGGGCGTTAGGGTATGCGGCATCAAAGCTATGTGGATGACCGAAGCGGATCTGTTCATGCAGTGCGATAGGGAGCATCACGCAAACGGGTATAACGCCCGCACCGAGTTCCTATCTAAGGTTTGCAAAACCAAACTGCTTTTGCTTGACGATCTTGCGGCTAGCCAGCGCGCACTAACCGAGTGGCAAGGCGGGGCCATTCGCCATCTATTCGACCACCGGCACAGGCACAACCTTCCGACATTCCTCACTACGAACATGACTCACTGGGCACCTTTAGCCGACCGGTATGGCGACCATGTGGTGAGCAGGATGATCGACCGTTGTGGCAATATGACGATCCTGAAGGGGAGCGATCGACGCCTTTAAAAAGGAAAGCCGAGCACAACGCCCGGCTAACCTAACCCTTGCCTGATTCAGGGAGACACCCGCCGAACCAAGCAAGGCAAACATATGAGATGATCAGCGTCGGGTCAACCGGCGCTTTTCATTTAACTAAGAGGTACGCCACCGTGCCACCGAGGCTCACAATAAGCCCCGTAACAAATCCTGCAGACGCTGGTCTAACCCAGGACCATCGTCGTCGGCGCTTGAGTTCTTCGTCGTAGACTTTGACGAGCCGGCAGCATTCTTTGCCGTCGATGGCCCAGCTGGTCGGCATGATGACCCCGGTGCAGGCAGCGGGCTTGCCGGTGTCGGCGGGAGCGGCTTGCGTACATGGGGAAGAAAGAATGATCGCAGAAAGAACAAGGCTCATCAGCGTTTTCGGCTGATCTTACGAAGGGTCTTGGCCAATCCAGCTTGGCGCTTGGTCCGGGTGCTCGCCTTAGATCCCTTCTTCGTCACCTTCTTCGCGTAGGCGCCTGTGCTCATGCCAGCCTTCTTAGCCTTCTTGGTGAAGGCACCTGGGCGCTTGATGGCCTTCTTGATGAAGTTCTTAGCCATTAGTAACCGCCTTTCAGGGTTTTCTTCTTCACTGCCTTTCGCTTGGTCACTCGCTTGCTCTTCTTCTTCGCGTACGCCTTAGCGGCTGCGCGCCCCTTCGCCGTATAAGAGAAGTGCTTACTTCCGACCTTTGGCATCACTTCATCCCTTCATCATTGAGGACATCAATGATGCCCTGCCGTGCCTTGTCCGCTTCCTCGTGGCGCATCTCTTCCAGATCCGTCACAGCCTTGCGTTTCTTCCACTCGAACTCGCTGACCTCTTCGGCTCCGAAGAACATGGCCAGCACCACCGCTCCAGCAGCGGCTATAATCAGAACAATGAGAATCTCGCCAACGGACAACTACTGAAACCACGTCAGGACGATGGGCCCTGTCGCTCCCAGCGTGCTCTTGAGGTAACACGTCGTCTGACTTCCCATCGCCAACATCAGGTTTCCATTTTGGCCGATAGGAATACCCACGCGGGCCGCATGAAGCGCAGCACCGCCAGGGTTTCCGGTCTGCGAATCCATCGTAATCAACTCAATCTCTGCGGTCGTCTGATTGCTAATGATGCAATAAAGACCCTGGGGCGACAGCGGTATGATGCTGTTGATGGGGGCAACGGCGCCCTGGTCGGGCCAGCTGTCATTCGGCATCAGGGCGGCAGTGATGACCTGGCAGTAGGTATTCTTATCCAGTACCGGGTTGTTGCGCTGGAGCGCGTCATTCAGATTAGCCATTGTTTTTACCCTTCAAGGCTTTTTTAGATTTGGACTTCGACGCTTTCTTCTTCGCCTTAGCCTTTGGTTTCGGTTTAGCTTTGGGCAGAACCTTTAGCAGTTCATTGCGCTCCTTGGCCGCCTTGTTCAGAGCATCCCTGAGGTTGTCTTTCTTCTTAGGCGCAGCTTTGGCTGGTGGTGCCGCCTTCGGCTTCACCTTGGGCTTCGGCTTCGGCTTCGGCTTCGGCTTCGGTTTGGGCGCTGGCGCTTTCGCCTTCACCGCTTTGGGTTTAGGAGCGGGTGTCGGCTTCTTCGCCTGCTTCTTAGGTTCAGGCTCTTTGGGTGGTTCAGCTTTCTTCTCGCTGAACTTGCCAACCGCCTGGAAACTGACCATCTGCACGCCACCCATGGTTACTTTCCCGCCTTGGGCTCATCCTCGAAAGCGGATGTGCGAATCGTTTCGATATCACGCTTGGCGATGAAACCAGCACCGCCGAGGGCACTGAGTACCGACATGAGAATCACTTCCCACGGTAGATCGGGGTTCACTGCCTTGAGAATCGGGCCCAACGCTGCGCCTATAAGGCTCAACCAAAGGACTCGGCTTTTGAGGCGTTCTTTCATTTCGTTTCCAATCTTTGGCTAGCCATTCCAGCGTCGCCGTCTGTGCTGAATGTCGTAGTGGACGAACGTATTGTATAAGCCCATGCCACCTTCAGGGATTGTGCCGGCAGAAACAAGGGCTTCAATGGCCCCATGCAACTCTCGCGGTGTCTTCCCTACAGGATGAAGGTCCGCGGCCCAACCTTTCATATGGTAAGAGTTAGGATGCCCACCGATTGCCTTGTTGTGGTCGGGGCACCGATAGCCCGAGTTAATCCTGATAGGAACGCCGATCTCGTCTCGAACCAACTGAAGTACCCAAGCCAGGTGCCGCGTGCTTTCGGGGGCAGGAGATTCCGCCGCGCATTTGTTGCACTTGCAGTTAAACTCTGAAGCTTTGAAATTTCTTGGGAACCCGTCGCTCATGGAAGACCACCGCCTGTCATTTGTAATAATGCTGCCGCATCAGTTTGCTCACCTGCCTCTTCGTCGAGCTGCGTATCCAAACGAAGTTCCTCTACCTTACTGTTCTCCGCTGCCTTGGCCATATCTTTAAACTTTGTGGCAGCGTCATCTTGCGCTTTCCATGAATCTCGCAGGTTGAAAACTAGGCTCTGGTAGATGGACCTAAGCTTGTCTCGTTTACTATCCCAATAAACTCTTTGTTTCTCTTTGTACTCTTGAAGAGCTTTAGGCGGCGCTCCGTGGACGGCCTGCCATTCTTTCCAGTCTTCTTTCCACTTTTTATCAAAGTGCTTCTTGAGTAGATTGCCGCCTTCCATCTCGGTGCCAAACTTGTCCGTGCCGATAGGCCATGTATGGATGCCAACCATATGACCGATGCTTTTCATAACTGTCGGTCTGTCGAAATGTTCAAGGCGGCGCCCCGTCCAAATCTTCACAAGGTATTCGGCCATCTCCATTCGGGTCTGCTCGTCTCGGAAACGGTTCGACCTGCCCATATTGCTGAGATCCGAGATGCTATCGATCATCGTGCCCAGGCTATCGGTCGCCGAGTAAACCCATCCAGGAGCCAGCTTGCCAGCGAGAAAATGGAAATAGTCTTTGGGGTTCTTTATTGGGTTGCCGCTGTTATCGACACCCTCGAGTAGATCGAGCAGCGTGCCTGTCACGATTCCGTCAGCAAAAACCATTTTGGACAGTTCAGCGATGGGTGGCCTTTCTTTCTTTCTGAACTTCTTCATCAAAATATCTTCTTCGGTGCCCCGTGTCATCTTCCACATGGCATCAAGAAGTTGGGACGCACCGATAGCAAAGTTGCGTGCTCCCATGCTCTGAAAGGATAAAGACTCTTCGTCGAAGAATGCCGTTTGAGCGAGCCATTCCGGCAGCAGCATCCGAAGGTATTCGTCCTTTCGGTTGGTGCTCCTAGTCATAGAGAAGACCGCAGCCTTCCTCATGCTTGCGAGCGTCTGCTGTCGGAGCATCGATGACATCACATTGGCGTCTGTCGATTTAATCAGCTCGCTACCGAATAGCGCTCGAGTGCCCATCCCGCGCTTAATGAAAGGAATATCGATTGATTTCCATGCCCACGTTTTAAACGGTCCAAACATAAACGCATCGAAGTTGCGGGCCAGTTCAATGAAACCAGGAACCCGGCTGTAATCATGGTAGAGCCCGTTGGCATATCCAACCGACGCGTCCATCTTCATTTCTTCAAGGTACTTCTCAGCCTGTTTACCTCTGTGGTGTTTGCCTTTGTACTCCACCTCCAGCTGTCCATCGATCAGTCTGAATGCGCGCCCGACAACGAAACCGTTCCGGCTGTCATCTAAATAGGTAATGCTGTTTCCTGGCCTAAGTTCCTGCTGCCAGGTGTCCAACCTCCCGATTGCCCGCTCAGCGTCGGTCAGCTTGTAGATGCCGTCGCCAGCCTGATAAGCTTCATCAAACGTCTCCATTACTTTACCGACAACGGGTAGGCGCCTCACGCCCGTGGAATACAGATCGACCGTCTTCGATGCGAAGCTGCTGTTAAACGTATCGAGAACAATATTGGCGTCCACGTTGACCGCATTATTCGAGGAGATCCCTCGATCCATGAAACCCTTGATTCGATCGCGCTGCCGTTTTGGAATCGATTTTGGATCAAGTCTGTACTGGCGCCATAACCTACCGGTGCGAACGATGTCCCACGCTGCCTCCTGCGGCATTAAACCCTCGCGGGTGATCATCGCTAGGTAGTTCGACATGAAGTTCGTTAGAGCCGTCTGTGGTCGCTGCGTGGTTAGGTTGCGTTTCATCGCTGAAGACATGCGGCGCATCACACTAAAGAAGCCGCCGCTATTCATCGCTCGGTTGGCCATGAAGAGCCACCCGACCGTCGAGTTGAAGGTGCCACCAAGATTGGTATTGATCACGGCATCTTTCATATGACCCATCAGTTCAGTCCAGCCTGCCATGTCTTCCATTGATGTTGGGGCTTTCCACCGGGCGATACCAGCGCCGTCATCGATCGCCGAAAGGGGTGGCGTCCCGCGGTCAGATAACGACGGAAGATTGTTTTCTTTCCACGGCATCCATTCGGTCAGTCCTTCCTCTTTGAGATCATTGAAGACGCTATCCATAACGGAGCGAGCCTCTTGAGCCGCTGCTCTCGGTGAGATCTCAGGATCTTTTTCTAAGATGCGATTTTCTAGATTTTTTAGCGTGGCCTCTTCATTTTCAAGCCAGCGTGATTTGATGAACTTCGGGTCAGCTTTCAGCAGTGGTGGCATGTGCCGGTTTTCTAAATAGTACTCGGCAATATCACCTAGGTAGCGCGTCGAAATATTGGCGTCAGTCCAGCCTGTGCGGCTTCCGACCTGCTTCCAAAACCATTTTGCAGCAGCTGCCTCTTCCACTTTGCCCAGCATTTGCTGGCGAAAGGCATCAAGCGCTTCGACTCTCGCCCTGCGAATGATTGGCGACACTTCCTGCCTTGGGAGCCGCCCCTTTTCCGCTTGTCCTTCTTTAGGCGGCGCGCCCTTTTTGACCTCTGGGTCTTTAGTCTTCGGAAGTATATCGTCCATAAACTTCTGGTAGAGTTGGCTCATCGAAACTTTTTGTTTGTTGGCCAACTCCAGAACTGGATTGATTTCCAAAAACTTGATTCCACGCGTGCGCCCAAAGGTGAAATCATTGACCAGTTTACCTAGCCCAGCCTTGAGCTTTTTGCGCCCCGCTCGAGTGATCGGTTGTGAATTTAGGGCATCGGCTAGTTCTTTGTTTAGCCATTTCGAGAACTGATTGCGCAGCGTTGGGGAGCGCAACAAGGCGCTATGGCGCTCGACCATCAAAACATCATGGAAGATTTGCATGTAATACCGAGCGGCAACATTCCTTCCGCCCATGCCACCCTTGACGTCTCCGCCTAGCGCTTCAAAGACCTGCGTAAATCCAAGGTCAGAATTAGCGATGTTCTTTGCAGACCTTACAATCGCCTTCAGCGCAGCAGATGCTTCGTCGCCCGTCAGAGTAGCCAGCGACTCCAGCATGTAGGCACCCTCTAGCCGCTTAGGAATTGCGTTGCTATCGTCAGCGATAACACCCGCGTCGATCATTTCGATGTTCCCGCGATCACCCCGCTCGAGTAGCTTCGCTTCCTGTACGGTAAACTCAGCCTCTGTGATAAGACCTTCGTCTCTTTGTTTCATCAGTTCGCGGATTTCATCAGCCAGTCCTTCGATGGGCGCTCTTACGCCTTCGTTGGCATCCTTGGCCATCTTGGTGATGTTACCTTCAGGGTCCAGATAAACCATGGTGCCACGTTTCGCATCGAAGCGAGCTGGGGCCTCGACCGTATACACATGATACCCTTCGGCCATGGCATCGCCGTCAGCAATATCACCTAGGAACGATGATTCGACGGCACGAGTGTTGTGGGTTTCTATGGTTTTTTGTGCCTTTTCCATCTCATTGGCTACCTCTTGGCGCTCAAGGTCCAACTCTCGCTTTTTCGCCTTTCGTTTCTCGGCGTACTTCTCTTTAATCGTCGCAAGTTCGGCCTCTTTAGCGGCAATAGGTGCGTCTACATCACGAGCAAGGGCCTCCTTTTCTAGCCCTCGAATGCCTCGACCAACTCGGTCGGCTGCCTCGACCCTCTTCCTGCTAATTCCGTCGAGCACAGCTTTTCTGGCGGCTGCGATGTCACCAGTGCGCTCTGCTGCAGCCGTTCGTAACTCGGACAAGGTCTGGCTGAGATCCATCTCAGCCTTTCTCATCTCGTCCAGCAAACTTGTTTCGTAGGTTGTTCGGCCAACCTGATTCTTCGCATTGCGCTTGAGACGAGCATCTAATGCTAGTTGTGCCTTGGCTAGGCGATCGTTGTATTTGGCGACCGCCGCATCTAGTTCTTCGCCGACTTTAGTTTGTACGTCGTTAGAAAGTTCTTCAAGTCGAGATAGATGCGCCTGGGTCTCGGATTGAAGTCGAGCACCTGCCTTGATGCCTACTTTGCGCAGCGACTCTTCGGTGAGTTGTGCTCGGAGTTGCTCGATCTTCTCTGGCGTATTTGCTTTCTTGACGCGCCCAAGTTCATTGGATTCGTCCAAGTCGATCTTGGCAATCTCGTTTTGGAGGTCGATCTTTATGTCTTCATCCCTCTGAACCAGGCGGCGCAGACCCTCAAGCGCACCTGTTTCTGGGGCGACGAAAACCGTGTCTTCCGCAGTTTCCAACAACCTATCTCGACGAATCATTCGGTATTTCGTCCGAAGATCTAGTCGCTGCTTCCGAAGTTTGATGATTTCGACCGGTGGCAAACCGAGTTCCTCGGCCTCTTTGACGGCGACATCAGCAGCATCCCAGGCTGAGCGCGCCTCGGCGACATCAGGCAAACCATCGACCCGCCCCTTAAGCGTGGCGCGTGCAACCAGAACCTCTGCCACGTCAGGCACAAGCTTCTCGATGGCAAGGCGCCCCTTTGCGCTACCCAGAGCCTGCTTGAGCGTCACTATATCCGACTCAAGAAGATTACGCTCACTTAGAACATTATCCACCATCTCCTGGACGCGCAGCGTTAGGTTTGGGTCAGCCATCAAGGCGATGTTTACCGCCAGCCGACCCGATGCTGCTTTCCATTTTCTTCCCGATCGCACCGCTTCTACGGCTGGGCCCCACCCGGTTTTCTCAGCCACTTTCACAATGCCGCGCAGCGTCAGCGACGGCGTAGCGACAGTCGTCAATGCCAGCAGCGCTGCTTCGGCATCTTCTTGTGTTGCTAAATAGGTTGCGGCACCGACCTTTCCTGCGCGTGCAATACCTGGGTCCAGCGTCTCGAGCGTCATAAGTTCCGGCGCCCGAGTTCCGGTTTCAGCAGCCTTTTGCACGCCTCGGATATAATCTTCATTAAGGAAGAACCTGCCCACGGAAGACTGGGTTGCTTTGGCCCACTTCGTCCTGCCGGTCGTCCTTGCTTCGTTGAGAAGTCTATTGGCCATATCTTCGCTAAAGGTCAGCTTCTTGAAATTTGGGTCATCAAGGTCGATGCCAGCTCGTCTTGCTACATCGTCAAGTTGATCCAGGATCTGGCTGACGCCCTTTATCTTCGCCGCCTTCAATATTTTGGCGAGCGGCAACAGGGTCATAAGCATCGTAACGGGCTGCGCGGCAGCTGCAGCTGGCGGGTCGCTGAGCATCGACAGAACAGCGCCAGCCATTCCCGCTGGAAGCGCCATGCCTTTCTTCATGCCTAGTTCAAAGGAAAGCGCTGCCCGTGCTGCTGCACTCTCTGGAAGATCACCGTGCGACCGAAGTTCCTTTAGAAGATCAAGCGACGTGGGCATAAACAATGCCACAAGTTCGCCAAGCGCTGAGACGTTATCCGCAAAATCGGCGCGGGCTGACTTCCAGAAATCCTGGTCAGCAAGACGGCTTTCGATCAGTTCGTTGTTTTCGATGCCTGCTCGATACATGGCATCGACGTTTGCATCTTTAGCGAACTCGGTATCGAAGACTGACTCGCCGCGAGCGCGCTTGGCTAGGCGCTTGCCAAACTCCTCTTCCATACTGCTGGTGATAGATTCGGCACCAAACAGGTCGGCTGTTGCGTGAATCTGCGCAAACACAAAATCGGAAAATGGCTCAAGAACGTATTCCGCTGCGAGCATTCCAGCACCGGCGATGCCCCCCACCACTGGCGCTATTGGACGCAGCGCTGTGCCCAAGGCACCCCCACCTAGATCGTAAGATTCGTCTTCGATTTCATGTTGAAGGGTTGCCTGTATGGCAGGGTTTTGTGCTAGTTCTAGAAAGTATTTCTTTTTGGCTTCGGGGTTTGTCCAGTCCTCTGGTTCTTTAGGTAGCGACCCAGCAGACGATGGTAACGCAACGTTACCCCTGGCAGCCCAAGGCTCCATCCCAGGATCAACGCCGTAAAGCTTCTGTTGTCGTTCGACCCTGCTGCGCGCCCGAATGAGCTTCTCTCGTCGCCTATCTGCCGCCTCTTCTCGAGCCTCATCCGTATGAGTCGATAAAGATTTGCCGTCGATAACCGTGGCCTCGATGGCTTGCTGGGCGCGGCTTTCGGCTAAACGCCGCTCGTATTCTCGCTGTGTTAGTTGGGGAGTCCCTGACTGCTGACTTTCTGTTGCCAGCCTTTGCTCCATATCAAAGCGGCTTTCCGGTATTGGGTGGGCGCTGACTGGGATCTCTACCTTTGTCGGTGGCACTGACCGGTATTGATCCGTCATTTCGGGGCGCACCACTCGATCGTAAGATGGCTCGACCGCCGCTCCCCATTGTTTGACGGCTGATTGACCGACTCGCTTCTGTTGCCGGATCAGTTCGTCGGTGCTGGGGCTCCGGGTAAGCATTTGCTCGTCGATTTGCGCTTGCTCGCGCAGGTCTTCATCGATCAGTTCACCGACCGCAACTTCAAGTTTGATCGTTCGCGATTGCTCGTATGGCGACCGAAAGTGATCCTTTACGAAGTCCTTCGGGTCGATCCCTGCATTTGAAACCTGCCGCTTGATGCGCTCCCAAACCTGCGCTTCAGCCTCTTCGATTTCGATATTCTGCGCTAACGCTGCACGCTCCGCAGCATCGATTACAAAGTCCTCAAAGGTTTGGGTGTTAGTAGCCAACTATTTTAATTCCATACTTTTTTGCGTCTCTTTTTCCGCTTGCCAGGTGCGTTGTCTTGAGTAGCCAGGAAATCGCCACTAATAGCAGCTTCCAACTGCTCCATCGCATCTTGAGATTTTGACATATTGCCTCTGATTACGTCCCTTTCGTCCTCGACGGATTGCAACTGTGATTCCAACTGTTGCGTCGGATAGCCTGCCGCTTTTTGGCCAGCTATGTTTCTTTCGAGGCTGGTTTTCGTCCTTGCAAGACGAGCCAAACTTCTCTCGTAAGAGTTATAGTTATTACGAGCTGACCCAAGAAGAGAATTTAGACCTTTGACGCCGCCCTCTTGCCTGCGAATTTTCTTCAGTTGTCCGTACTTGGCCCACTCGAGCGCCAAACGCTCCCTCTGGATATCGTCGTAGTTATCTAATTTATCCCAGAGGGCGTTAAGCTTTCCTTCGGCAATCAATGAACTGGTTGAAGTTCTTAGTTTCGCTATTTCCAGCCTCGATTCACGATTAGCCTTGTCGCGCTTAGCCCTGGCGTCTGTTCGCTGTTTAACCAGGAACCTCCGGGTCGTATCTGCTCTTTCGGCGCGTTGTGCTTTTCGTTTGCGCTCGCGCTCCGTCATCTTGTCTCGGCGAATTTTGCCGCTCTTCTCAAAGAAGGTTCGCGCTGTATTGATATCCGCTGACACCTGGGCTTGCCGCTGGCCGTACTTGCCGCTCATAGCCTCGCCGATTGTCGATGGACCGATCGGTTGCTGTGCCGACATCATCATCATAAGTGCGGCTCTGTCGAGACGATCGGCTCTGTCGGTGGCTTGCTTTGCCTGCCGAAGTTCCTCATCCATAGCCGCTTGGCGCTCTTCCTTTGCTTTGAATGTGGCAGCTTCCTGTGCCTTTGCCGCTGCGGCTTGTCGCATCTCAGCTTCGACTATATCGCGCCCGGTGCGAGCCTCTAAATCCTCTGTTTGGACACCTTTAGCCCTCGCCGCCGCTTCGTCAGCCGCTATAACCCTTTGGTACTCGCTGCTGGTGCCAGGCTCGTCAGGCAAAAACGGGGCTGGCGTTTCGCCATACACCTCTGCGGCGGGGTTGAGTGCTGCATCGATGAAATCCCGACCTTTTGTCCAAGCATTTTGTCGTTCTTGCTGTTCAGCCAACCTGCGCTTGGCCAAGTCGGTGACCGCCTGCTTCTGCATTTCGTAGCGAGCGGCACCAGCCTTGTCTCTGCGCTCGTCCTCGACCTTACGCCCTTCGGCGCGCTCCCAGGTGTTGCGCAATCCCTGCTGCATATCACCGTAGTCTTGTGGAGTGATATCCGTTGGTGCCTGCTCCTCACCAGAAACCAGGCCAACCGGGTAACCCATCGAGGCTTCGACATGTCCGGTTAATTCCGCTGCCTCGGCGTCTCGGCGAGCATTTTGCTCTTCGATAATCTGCCGAAGGGCTGCACCCTTGCGCTCGAAATCAACGACTCCCTGCTCGCTCGCGGCAACAGTCTGGCCCAGCGATGCCCTGACTCCGGCTAAATCGGCTGCCGTAATCGCCTGCCCTTGCGCTTGGAGATCTTCGCCGGCCAATGATTCCGCATGGTCCGCCTTGAGTAGATCATATCGCTCGGCAGCATCGGCGTCGTCACCAAAAACAACAGAGCGCGCGTGGGCCTCTGCCTGCTCTGCTGTCATGCCCTGTGAAAGCGCCTGCGTCCTGGCGTTTGCCAGCTGGTCCTCGATAGAGGCTAGGCTTTGATCTGCCATGACGGCCTCCTATCCGGTCATGCCCGGAATAATAAATGGAGCCACTCCAGCAGCACCCGACCCAGCGGCAGCACCTGCCTCTTCTTCCTGAAGCATCTTCAGAAGCGCCTGAATCAGCTGCTGTCGCTTTCCCGAGGCACCTGCAGCGCCTGGGGTAGGAATGGACTTGATGAGCCCCATCGGAAGCTCAGCACCGAGAAAATCGGCCCACTTCGTTTGGAGGCCAGCGCCTACGCCAGGAACAACCTGACTCGGCACGCCCGAATATCTAATCTCTGCCATGATTTACCCCGAAAAAATCAAGTTCGAGCTTTGTGCGACAAGCTCATTGTTATAGAGTTCCCACTCCGGCGATCCCGCAGGAAACGAATCCCGCTGTGCTGTCAGCCAAGCAACCATATCTTTCTTGAGCGGGTTTGATTTCCGTTTTTGTTCGATGAAATCATTATGGTCGCGCATCCGCTGGGAGAAGGATTCGAGATCCTCTTTAGCAAACCCCAGTTGCTGCGCTGCCCTTTGGCCAAGAATCGCTGCTTCGCGCTCGGCACCCTCTCGCAACATTCGGTCGCGCTCTAAACCTGCGGTGAGCGCACCTTGGCGAGCCGTGGCTTGAGCTGCACCGCTGCCGAGCAACCCGGCGGCGCCCGAACCAACGAGGGTTCCTGCAGCGGGGGCAGCAAGGCCCATTTTCATTTGGCGAATGGCTTCGGCCTGAGCGCTTTGCCGCGACCGAATAGCATCATCGTAAGAGCCGAGTACTGCCCCACGGGCGCTTCCGAGAGCACCCCCAAGCCTATCTACTGCTTTATTTTGCAGATCACGGCTCACTCCGGTTTGCGGCGCTGTGCCGCTTGATCCACCACCCAAAAGAGAGCCCCAACCTTTGTCCCACATCTTCCCAAAGATGCCGCCACTTGTCCCGTATTCTTCAGCCATCTGCTACTCCTTCAGTCCCATTTTGCCGATGATGTAAACGTTGAACCCGGCACTACCTAAGATCGCGTCAGCCGCTAGCCCTGTCGCCCAAGTTGCGCCGGATAGATTCAGGTAATTCAAGCGCACCTCAATAAAGTTCTCGAGCCCAGCGGTAGGTGGTATTATTTCAGCACCAAGGCTCGCTACACCGTCAGCTATTGGTTCTCTAGCAACAGCGCCAGAGTAGGTTAGTTGGCGACCAAAATAAACCGGTCTCCCCTGGGCCACAAACCCCTTACCAGCGACGACACCTGCTGCCGTCGAATAAACCAAAGGCACCTGCCAAATCTTATTCGTTAGCAGGTTTCCAGCGGTGCCCGTCAGTAAAGTCGAAAGATAGGCAACCTGCGTGTAGGTCGGTGACGTCATTCTGACTCCACGATAAAGACCAACGCCCACTTCGATCGACCTATTTGCAATGGGAATCGCACCTGGGTTCCTTTGAATCCAATCGCTGTTCCCAGCGGCCTCCACAAGAACGTGATGAATTGTGCCGGGGTAAGTGATGGGTATCAAAGCCCGATCCCAAATGGTGAGCCCCACAGCAGTTGCTACTTGAAAGGCTGCTGCGTTGGCCCCGGTTATCGCCGTAGCCGCACCAAGCTTCATCAGATTGACGCACCAACAAAAGTAGCCAGCGTCGTCATAAAGCTGTTCTTTCCTGTCGGTGGCAAAGGCTAGATCGCTCTGGTAGCGGTCTGACCTGCCGCCTACCAACTTGTTCTGGAAGACTGTGTCGATGCTTTCGACCTGGGCTTGGACGCCTACTCCTACAGCGTCTGCCTGGACAAGCGCATCGGCGGCCGGCGCAGTGATCGATACCGCCGCATTATCTTTACCGTACAACGAGTTTGGTGGCGCATTTTGAGCGCTTATCGGAACGCCTGCGTTTAGCGCAGCTCCTAATACCGCCTCGGTATCTCGACTCATAACCGTATGGAGGAAGGTTCCCCTTACCAAAACCGAAAACAACGGGGCACTACCCACTGTTTCAACCTGCCAAGAGTAAATACTCCAGCGGTCCATCGAGATGCCAAGGTCACGAATGATCGTCGGGTTGCGCGTATTAAACTGTGCGACGATCTCTTCACCCGTCACAACCATTTCTGCTACGAGCACTCGCTCCGGTGGTGGCCCGGTCAAACCCGGATTAGTGGTGAGCCGAAAGAGCCGCAGCTTCACTGTGCCCATATCAACGGCGGTTGGTAGGCCCGTGGAGAAATTCAGCGCCTTTTCTTGGTTCATCAGATCGAAACTAAAACTGATCGAATCCAATGTAATGGCCGGCGTGTTTTCGTCGGATACTTGAACATCGTTCCAGTGGTCCTGGAGGGGTGGAAGCGTGAAATTTATTTCGTTCTCGAGGAGGCTATCGAAACTTCCGATTACCTCAGCAAAGAACCAACTAATGGAGAAGGGGGCCTGCGGCTCAGATCGCTGATCAGCAACTACGTTGCCTGACAGTTGTGTCGCCACCGAAGCTAGGTTCCCAGCGACGTGGGACGGCTCGATCCCGACTCCTAATGGGAGCTTTTTATCATTGGTTATTTTGGCCACGAACCTGCTCCCTGTAGACGATTACCCAAGTTGGCTGTCCTGGGTTCATAGTTGAAGAGCCACCCGTTTCCCAAGATAACTGTCCAGGGGCAATGGAACTTGTATCGCGACGAGCGAAAGCAAGTCGGAACCTCACTCGAGCCATTTGGTGAATGGGTATGTTCAGATCCTTGCGCTCGATCACATGGCTGTAGTGACCGGCGGCTGGGGCAGTCCCATCCTTTAGCGCTGTCGGTGGCGGTGGGTCCATATCAACTGTCGGGGCAGCTGCATTGTTTAGATCAAGCGCTCGCCAAATTGTCGGGTCATACTGGCGGTAGTGGTACTCTTTAGAGTTGACCGTCCTGTCCTCCGGCGACGTTACATTATCCGTATCCACAAGAATCTGAAGCAACGATGCATCCCCCAGTGCGCCCCCCATTGGCCCGGTCAAACTGATCGGCCATGGTGTCCATGAATCGATATGCACACAGATAGTGTCGATAATCACCGGTCGATCAAACAGGGTGGAGACAGTCCACAATCCGCCGTCGTCAGTAGGTATAGACCCGCTAATTGGAATGATACTTGCGACGACGCCTTTCGCCCGGAAGATCGGCTCACCCGTTGAATCCGGTAGGTTATAGTTCAACCATGGCGGGCTCGTCGTCAGTACTCCGGCAGCGGCTTGCGGCGGGTAACCACCTAGAATCATAAACTGCGGTGCGCGCGGCTTGCTAATAGAGTCGAGCGGCACCCCGTTGTTTATTTCGATGGTGTCTTGAAGTGCGCGAGCGATGCGCGAGCCGTCGATCGTCGAACTATCAGAGAACTGTTCTGGGGTAATCTTCCGCGTAGACATTACGGCACCTCCCCAACAATCGTCACATTGTTATGAAGTCGCCCCGTCAGGTTGACGCACCCAGTGACATCTACGTCTCCGGCTGCGCCAGCATTATCCACCACAAACCCTGCTGCCTGTGCCCCATGAAACATTGAACTCACCACGTTGAGTTGGCCCCCAGCCTCAATGTACACATAGCTATTGGTTGCACCTGAAATGGCTTCGGTCTTTGCGATGTGGCACCCGTCTAAAATACAATGACCACCTGCTTCGATATAAACGGCCGGCGTATTCCCATCACAGACCAAGGTCATATTGCGAATAATCGATGTGCCATCGACCATGATTTGTTTGGCTACGACCGTACCAGGCACGCCACTTACCACAGTGCGGCTTGTTTTTAGTGAGAACCCTGGGCGAGTTCCTTCGCCTATGATCACCCCGAAATCTTCGCTCGTTCGTTCAATGATTTCTTCACCGAGGCTAACCCTGAATCGGCCAAGCATTCGACTCATGGAATCAACGCGGCCAGCCAGTTCCTGAAACACGCGCGAGATATTCACGCCATCGACCTGTTGCGGATTGGTTTCTGCTGATTCGGTGTTTGCGCTTCCGGTGTATCCCCACATGCTAACGGCCTTTTCTTCGGCGGTTGCCGGTGTCGAGCACTCCGATGCTCAGGCGGTGGAGGCTAAGCTCATCCGCTTTGTCGGTGGCATAACCAAAAAGCCCTACGGAAATGTGTTCGCCGCGCCCGGAAACGCTCGTCACAATCGAGTTCAACTCCGGCGAATCGATCAAATAGATCGAATTAGGGGATGTGACAGGTGCCCACCGAGCCAACGAGTTGAACACCCGGCGCCCGTTGAGCATACGCTCTCGAATTATATCCGTAAGCAACTGCTGTCGATTACCTGGAATCATGTTTGCGTAGTCGGGGAACTGACCACTTAGGCGCTTGTAGTCGCTAACGGTAAAGCTGTTGTAGAGATGGCTGGACTGCGACGTGGTTGTTTCCAAGACCGTATTGATACCGCGGACGCGAAGTTCTTTGCCTTCGTTCATTCCGATTTGGCCGGTCTTGTAGCCCCACTCAACCGAAGAAACCAAGCGGTTGTCGGATGACCTAACGGCGCTCGCATAGAGGTGCTGCTGCTGCCATAAAAGGACTTTAGTGCGATCCCAAAGGCCAGCCGCGGCATCAACGACCTGCGCCTTAGCAACGGTGAAGCCTGTTCGCGCAGATGCGGTGGTCAAAGCACTGAGTCGCAATACAAACATCGGAAGTTTGCAGGAGGTCACATCAGTCGAAGGAATGAATTCACGCGCCGCTGTGAAACTGCTGGCTGTATTGGTGAACGACCAGGCTCCCCACGGAGCCGATTCAGGGAAGACACCCATACCCTCAAAGGAAAATGCTGAATCCCAACTAAGTTCAAACCTCTGAGCAAGGAGCAATAACCCGCCAAAGGGGGGGGGCCATGTCGCTGGTCGAAAGCAGGTCAGGTAAACCGGGAACTCATAAATAATCTTTGCACCATCGTCGGTTTTGAAGGTCCGCAATGGCTCTTCGATCGACCATAAGAATCCGTGATCAAACGCTAGAAGCACATCTGGGTCTTCGCTGAACTCGTAACGCCCCCACCCGTGCTTGCGCTCATCTTCGTCTTTGCAGCTCCGGTCGAGCGCTCCACCACGGCTGAGTTCTGTAATGTAATAGGATGTGCTCTGCTCGAGTGGACTTATGCCGTCTTCAGTTTGGTCAAGAAGACCACCGACCAAATAAGTACCAAGCGAGTCCGATAAGACCTCAAGGCAGTTGATCGTCTGACGGCTTTGGGGCTCTGTCGTTCCGCCGTGCGCAAGCTTGCCAGCGTTGAAGTTCCGCAACACTTCAGATGCGCTAAGGGTCGCATTGTAAAACCGAACACTATCGCAACGGCCTTCTAGATACTGAATGCCGCCGCCGCTATCGAAACGCCCGATTTCCCAATCAACTGGGTCATTATCCATCGGCCCCACAGCGGCTGCACTACCAGCCAAAACCCCGTCAACGTACAGCCTCAGCATCAAGCCGTCATGCGTGACCATGTAGTGATGCCAGTTCCCATCGGCTTTGCTTACCAGTCCGCTCGCGCTAATAGCTATCCCGCCAATAAAGATAACGACGGAAGGAATACCAGTGGTATCCATCTGATAAAGGGCGAAGCAACGGTTGACACCATCATCACGAGAAACAAGACGCTCGGCACCTGTCGTTCCCGGATCTTGCGACGCCCATGCTTCGATGCTGAAGTTGTTGCCAAGCTGTAGGTTGGCCGGGTTGCCGATCGAATAATACTGAGTGCCGTCAAAGACAGGTGGCGCCGTCAGGTTTCCGGTCATGTTGTTGGCGTCGGTGCTGTCAGGCCAACTCGTGGTTGCCTGTGTCGCCGGCAGATATGAACTAACCAGATTCGTCGATAGTGCGGTTGTTTTTGTTGGGTCTAAGGTGGTGGCTAACGGCCATATATTCCAAGCTTGATGCCGGAACTGGTAAACCAAAACATGGCTATCGTATGCCACCATGAGGCTTTCTGTCTCAGGCTCATACGCACAGGTCGGAACTCCTAGGTGCTTATAGATTACGCTCGGTTGCGTTTTGGTCCCGCCGGCGCCGCTGCTTGTATAATAATGCGTTGCTGGATTCACGATGCCAGCGTCCCAGTACCCGCTAATGGGGTCGGAAAGATCCTGAACCGATTGCTGGGCACCAGCCATGTGGACGCCCTTGGAAGAAACCCAGCACACTCCGAACGGCGTTTCAACGAGGGCGCGCGGCCCGACACAGCCTGTGCGCTTGCTTATTTTCACATGGCTAACATTGACCACGTTGGCGAAGGCGTCTCCAGCTCTTGGGTTTTGCTGGAACTGAATCAGATGCGCCTCTGTTTCGGTCATGGCAAAGAGTTGGCCGTTGTGCTCCCCGAGCGCGATGATCTTTCCTTCGGTCTGAATCTCGGCAAAGTTGTCGGCCATGAGGGCACCTGGCTGACCTACATCAGAGAAGTACAACACGCCTCGCAGCGCATAGACCATGCGCCCTTTGACAAGCGCAGCCACATCAGCCCTGGGGAACTCCGTCTTGGTGAAATAGGCGAACTGTTCTCCGTTGAGCCCTCTGACGCCGGTAACGGGTTGAAGAACAGATCCTTCGGAAACCCCTTTGGCCTCGTTTGTTCCGACCGTGAAACCGGCACCCGTGAAGATGTTTGGCGCTATATTTGCTGTGCTTAGAACACGCTGTTTGACCTTCGCCACATCAACGCCATGGTAGATCCATACCCCGTATGCACCGATCGAAATAACAACCGAATCGCCGATTTGCTTAAAGGCTGCATTGGTAGCGCTGTCGTCGTAGTGGAACTTGATAAAATCTTTGGGCACTGAAGAGGGGCCTTCGCCCACTGTCTCAAAATGGCCATGAGCAAAGGGTATATCGACAGCGCGACATTGCTCGGACGTATGAATGATCAGCGGCTCTTCCCATTGGGCACCGGTCGTTAGGTCGTAAATCGATGCGACGGCTGTCTTTGATGATCCAACTAAGACCGATGGGCTTATGACGGGTAACCACCCACGAACGTCTGTCTGGGCATGTTGCACATCCGCTTGGAAGATTGAGATAATCTGCCGATGCCCGAAATTGGTATTGTAGAGGTAACTACCCAAATGCCTCGAGTACCCGCCGGTGGCTTGGGGCGATAGGGCTGAGTTAACATTGGCTTTTTCAGCGGTGCAGTCTTGCTGGGTCAGTTGCCCGAACCCAGGTCGCACGGCGATTCGGTTGGCTCGCTCCGGGCGCCAAACATTAGCGAGCCACTCTACCCCAGCTGGATCTCGCTGGTCGATTCCGCCTTCTGGGAAGATGTCTTTTTCGGGGTATCTCGATGCCACGATGCCCCCTAAAAGATGTGCGTAACCGTGACGCTATTAAAGCCATCACGCAGGCGACCACCAATGAGAAAGCGGGCAAAATCGTCCGTGTTATTTTGGATCTGGCGCTCGATGGGCTCGTTCATCACGCCGTCCCTAATGAAGTAGCGCCTTGTTCCGAGAAGAATAGCTAGCTCTTGGAACTCTTCGAGCATGCCACCTTCTAGCGGCTCGTCTGGTGCCATGGTTGCTAGGTTTGTTTCACGCCGCGGGAAGAACTCAATCGTAAACTCTTCAGGGAATCGAGAGTTGAAATAGAGCATGTACTTCTGAAGCATGTAGTTGCTCAGGGAAGTCGCCAGATTGAGCGGTGCTCCTGACGCCACCGGCACCATACGCAGGCTACGATCTCGACTGATACCGCTTGGCCCCATGTAGATGTTCGTTATGGTCTGGATTTGGCCATAATAGGTCGTTGTCACGGGCCCTACCGTCACCGGGTTTGGGCCCATCAGCGGTATGTTAACCACTTTACCGGGGAACAGGACCGTTGGGTCGTTCAGATTGAAGGACGCTTGGATCGGCTTAGCGCTCGCCGGTTGCGCTGTGTAGTTTGCCGCATTGGCAACCGTCAGTTCGACCGTCTTTAGGAGCATATCAGGCCGATGCTGCCGGATGATATTCCGCCAGTCTTCCAGGCCAAACGTAATGTACTGGTTCACCTGAGAATCGGTGAGGAAGGTCTGATCTGGATCGTCGATGTAATCCCGAAATAGGGTCTGCGCTTCTAAGGCATTCATCCGTATCCCCCAGTCATCCCAGGCGTTTCAAATACTGCGGCGTCGCGCATGCCTTGGGTTCTGGCAGCTGCTCCTTGGGACGTTCCCCCGGCCTGCTCTTGGGGAATGCTCTCGCCCGGCAACATGGGCCCACCTGGTAGGCCGCCCATTCCCGGTGGTTGCTGCTGTGGTGTTGCGGTTGGGTAGATCGGTTGCTCTAGTTGTTGCAACAGCGCTTGGTCACCCTGTGCAAGGATTGACCGGTAAACCGTCTGCAGGCGATTCTGGACGTCTTCATCGAGATCGAAGAACTCGTCTGACACCACAAACTCACCGAAGACTTCGGTCAGTTCTGGAATTGGGTCTGTGCGATGGATTGTAACTTCGGCACCAGCGATGACGTGCTCCATGACATCGAGCGCCATGTTGTAGTTACGAATGGTTTGCGCAATCTGGTTGTCCATCCCGAAGAAGTTGATCGCCCTGCGCGCTTCTTCTGGGTTGAGCAACTGAAGCTGGAACATCTGCACGGCGCGGCGCTCACGGTCAGCCAACTGATTGGCGAACAGCGTACCTGCCTCGATAAAGATGTCGGGCTGTTCTGTCAGGTCGGTGCCCTTGATCTGCTTGTAGAACATTCCGCCGTCTTGGTTGAACTGGCGAATCATCATGCCCTCGGTGAAGTATTTCTTCGCAAGGGAAAGGATTCGCTTACTGATCGCTACGGCCGCTCGCTCAATATTGTCTTGCACGCCTTGGAGCTGCGATGTGTCCTGACTCACCAAAGCTTCGATGGCGGCGCCAGATTGAACTCCAGACACGCGCTTGCCCAACGAGGCACCGTGGATACCAGCTAGGTCCATGATCTCGCTCTGACAGCGCAAGACGTTGTCCATGATGTAGCCAGGCAGCGGTGCCGGCGACGATTGCTGGGGTGGTGGTGCCGAGGGGTTGTACCGGATTTGCGATCCGGGCTCGTTGGTAATTCGATCAACTCCCGAGTTGATTGGATTCAGCCACTGCACATTGCCCAGAAGCTTGATGTTGGAGATGATGGCAGACCGCTGGGCGTTGTATTCCCGCTGCACGGAGATCAGCGGCTCAATCGAGCCTACCCCATGAAAACGCCCAGGCAATCCGTGGTACTTGATGTGCTCAACAGGCCATGGTCCCGTGCCATCCCACTCCTTTTTGTCGGCTTTCCACAAAGTGTAGTCACCCGAGGTAATCAAGTGATTACCGTTTCGATCCCAATACTCGTAGATTTCGTAGCGCTCAACCCGATAGGTTTCCGACCCTGAAACACTGATCATATACGAGCGGTTTTGTCGGTCATAATCAACAGGTTCAAGGTTCTCGAACGGCGCCCTAGGAAAGCGGCGCTTCATCTCAGCTCTAGTAAGGAAGTCGCGGATCATCAGGTAGTCTGATTCGTTGATCTCTTCACAACCGGGCTGCACCAGCAGGTTGTATGGAGAGATGACGCGCACCTTGATCTGCTTCTCGTCACGGCAATAGTAGGTATGAAGGCCCACATTGCCGGTGGAGATCAACCATCGGTTGGCGTCCCTGAATCGATTCGCCACTTCGGCTTGATCCCAGACATATTGCACCAGCGCTGCATCGCACTTGGCTTTGACTAGGTCTTCACGGGTTGATGAAGATGGTCGAGCGCTGACGTGGGGAGCCGAAACAGCGAGCATTGCATAAAGCCGATTGTAGATCGGCAGAAGCATGTTGATGGTTAGCCGAACTAGGCCGGGCTTTGTGGTTTCGACGCGCCACAGGCCATCGCTCGCCCTGCGACCGTACTGCATTCCTTCAAGGAAGCGCCGAGACGAATCCCAAACATACATCCGGTGGCGCATCCAGTCATCGACGTGCCCACGGAAGATGTTGATTTGCTTTGGCGTGATCCTCTTTGAGTCACCCTCGTCATTTTTATAGGTGCTCATTCAAGACCATCCTCAACGCCTATGTGAAGCGAACTTCGATCACTTGCCACTTCAAAACTGGACTCCAACCGAAGCCTGCGAACCCGATCCACCGCCTTGGTCCCTCGCTCGAAAGCGAAGACAAGGAAGAAGATCGAGCCGCAGAACTCCAGCAGGGTCAGCACAGTCGGACTAGGCCCGCTTGTACCGAACGCCCGGCATCACACCGATGCAGCGAGGCTTCTCCGAAACCAGTTCAAAGTACTGCTTCCAGAAACCCTCACGCACATCCATCATCCGTGCCGTCGCCTGGTCACGCTTCTGGGTCACGATGTCCCCATTGTCGTTGAACTCTTGAAAGCCACCCGGACGAAGGGTGTAAGTGTTGATGGTATCCTTGCGGATGAAATAGATCACACCGTAAGGAGCCTGACTCGACACCTTGATCGGCACGCTCTGGTTGAACCAGACATCATCATTTCTGAATCCGCCCTTGGCATCGGTTTCACCCGGAAGCCAACCGCCGGTTGGACTGACGCCCGTGACCAAACTACCCAACTGCTGGAACAAGTTCTTGTAAGCAGCACGAGTATAGCGGTGCATGATAAGGCAGTCGATCTGCTCGGCACAGAGATCCTCGATGCCGTCAGACACCAACTGCATATCTTCGACCGTCACGGCGATACCGGTGGACATACCCACTGGGGGGGCGACCAAAGTCGGATCACCCGACTGGAAGCCGAAGCCACGCAGGACAGTGTTCAGGGTTCCCAGGCGACTGTTAGTGAACGTACCAGCAGGCTCTGCTTCAAAGGCCAAGGAGTTCAGGCCGTGAACCTCATCGGTACGCACGCGGTTGCCAGCGACGTCATGCTCAACGAGCACAACGCAATCAGTAACCGCAACGTTAACGGTGTTAGGACCGTCAACACCGCTAGCGGTTGAAGTCAGAACAGCCGTACCAGCAGCCAAGTCGATAGCACCCACCAGGAAAAGCGCAGCAGCCGTAGGGGCAGCGTTGCCATCAGGCAGGTATGCCCATGCAACCGTATCAGTGCGAGACACCGAAAGGCACTTCACATAAGTATTCAAGCCGGCCGTGAGGTTCTCGGCAACAATCGCAGCGAGCGAGTTGGCACCGGAAATCATGCAAAGAGGGTTAGCCGTGTGAGGATCTTTGTCGATGACGTACCCGTTCAGGCCGCGACCGATGAACATATCACGATCGAGCTTGTGGCGGATGTCCTTCTCAAGGTTACGCATCTCGGAGTACATGGCACCGACAAACGCAGCCTCGGAACCACCGTTACCGGGGGCTTGAGACTCAGCCTGACCCGTGACCTCAAAGGCCGCGTACAGGCTCTGGTAGCCCACGATCAACTCGAGGTACTCCTGGTTGGAGGCAGCCGGAACAACAGCACCGGAAGCACCCTCGGAGCCGTAATGAATGCCCGCGGTAGCGTTAGTAACGACGCCGCGAGTGTGAAGGGGAATGTGTACAGAGGCACCTGCCCACTGGTGGGGGCCCTCCTCGAAGAGGTCATAGATCATGGCCTCTAGGTTAAGCTGCTCGCGAATCGGACCTTCGTACTGATTCTTGAGCAGTTCAGAAATGCTCGCTGTAGTAGCGGTCATTGTAAAACTCTCCGTTTAGCGCGGCCTGCGTCTTCCACTATAAAGCGAGGACTTCATTTGCCGCAAAGTCATTGGTTTCTTAGATGGAGCAGGTGCCCCATCGGCTATGGGTGCCGTTCCCGAGGAAACCTTTCCACGGGTAGGCAGAGATGCCGCAGGGTCAGGCGCAGCGGCTTCTTGCGTTGCCTCTGGCCGAGTGACCCCGAGTCGTTTGAGCACTTGGTCTTCCAGCTTACGCTCGTGCTCGATAAATGTTTGGACTATGGCACCTATGTCGGCATCAGGGTTTTTGTTGAGTACTTGCAAGACATAGTGCCGAGCGGATGGTGCATCGTGAACCGACGAGCCATCTAGGGCAGTTTTGATCTTGTGGTTGTACTCATCAACGAGCTTTTGGATCTGCATTTGCTGCGTATCCTGCCGCGCCGCATCTGATTGAGCGCGAATGGTTTCGAGCTGTTCGCCCATCGCCACTAACGCACCCGCCACATCTTCATCACCAGCTCGCTCGGCTAGATCTTTGATCTTTCCAAGGAACTCGCTTGTTTCCGGTGGCTCTTGATCAACCTGCGGTGCCGGCTGGCCGGCTTCCAACTGTTTAATTCGCTCCTGCAGGGTTCCGTTCAGATCTTTCAAGTGCTTTGCTTCTTCGTTCTTTTGCTTGAACCGATCATAAGGGATCGGGCCCGGCGCATCTGCTTTGGCCTCAGCAGGTGTTTCAGAAGAAGATTCATCGAGGCTGGCCGGCTCCGGTGAATCACTTGAAGGCTCTGGAGTCGGAGACTCCGTTGCAGGTGCTGCATCGACAGCGGTTGATGCTGGGACTTCAGGCGCGGCAGGCGAGGCCGCAGTATCGCCTATGGTTGCTTGAAGTTCAGCAAGCTTCGGGAATGCCATGATATCGCTCCTGGCTGCGTTAAAACACACCGATCGCAGGCCGGTGAGCCACCTATAAGTAGTTTGCGGTTTACGCCCCTACAGGGGCGCTCGTCAAGGCGAGCGTGCGCTCAGTCTAAGCCGTCGTCGTAGAACAGGTTAAACGAGTTCTGGGTTTGATTTTCAAGCTTCGCCGCTTCGTCGAGCGGCATCATGGTCATGGCATCCAATCCGGTATCTCGCTCAAAGGCGACAATCTCCGCTGGAGACTCTGGCCTATATTCCCGCATCACCTCTTCACGAACAGGCGCCACCTGCTCGAGACCTTCAAGCGCTAAGGCGGTGGCGAAGATCATATCATCGTGACAGCCCGGCGAGGCATAAGGCTCCCCTTTATCGTTGTAGGTGAACGATCCGATTTCGTTGATCAGCACCTGGGGGGGATCTGGCAGGAATTCTTTGGAGATGTACTTGCGCAGTCGGTTGAGCAGGATGGCCCGGTTGTTTTTGGCGGTATAAAACCCGAGTTTTTCGACGTACTTGGAGGCCATCTTGTCGTAGATGAAGCGCCGATAGAGTCTAGGGTACTGATCCAAAGACAGTTCTTCCTGAACTGCGGCGCCAACATGGTTCACTTCGCAAACGATCAAGGCATTGTTGTATTTCCTGCCCATTTGCATCACCGACAGCGAGAACTGGTGGACCGGAAGGCGTTGATAGATCCAAGCGACGGGGTGAATCTTCTCTTTGTTGCTGACATCGAGCACACAGGCGGCGCTGAAGTCGCCATTGACCGAGCCAGCTGCAGCATCGCAGCCTAATATGTAGATCCTGCCGGGTTTTGGCTCCGTGATGACCTCAGTGGAGCGATTAACCTCTTCGGGAACCCAATCGCCGTCGAAATACATATCACCGCTGTGCAAAAACGCCTGTTGGGGCGTAGCTGGGTACTCCTGGGCAAACTGTTTCCAGTCATCGCCGCATTTCTGGTTGATGCACCACTTCATCCAGCGAATTTGCTCGCTTGATAGTTCCTGCTCCCGAACAAACTGCTCTTCGTCGGGTTCCAGTTCCCTTTCGACGATGGCGATCAGCTCCTCGTCGAAGTCGATCGATTCACCTTCGTAGTCGGAGTAGTTGCCCTTCTCATCTCGGTGCAAGACGTAGGATTTCAGGGCCATCCAGGGCAGGAAGACCTTCTTATAGCCGTTGTTGGACATCCACCACGGGTAGAAGTGGTTGAAACTGTTGGCCGTTGTCTCGATAAACGCTGATCCGCGGTCGGTCAGCGACTGCATAGCTGCAGTAAACACCACATCAGCCTTCTCCCAGAAGGCCATCTCGCTGCAATGCAGGTATTGGACGGTCTTGCCGCGCAGTTTGTTGGGTGAGTTGGCGGTGGCGATGCGGATAAAGCCAGTATGGTTCTTAAAGACCAGTTCCGTCTTGGTCGAATGCTTCGTTGGGTAGTGCGCCTTCATCCAATCGGGCAGGCATTCGTAATAATTCTTATAGATCGCAAAAATACTTGCAGCTGCGTCCGTCTCGTGGGCGATGACGACGGCGCGCTCGTGGCTATTGAACAGCACTTTCCAAAAGAAGTAGGCGGCAATCCAGGTTGAGATGCCCTCTTGGCGCGCTTTCAGGATGCCCACCCTTTTGCGGCCGGACGAAACAACGCCCCAGACCTGCTGCTGGGGGTTGTTCCATAAGAAGGGAATGAGCCGGCCCTTCTTGTCCACGATGTGAAGCACCTCCGCCGAGAAGAACCGGAAGTCCTTAGCGCAGACTTCCAGAAACTCCCGTTTGGCGGAACTAAGCGCAGCCACTATGCGGGTAGATCACCAGCGGCTTGCTCAACGTAGAACACGTTGACGCCCAGCGATCCCGCGGTCAGCAGGGCCACATCCACGTTGGCCGTAAACGTCACCTCGATGGTGCGTGCCGGGCCGAGACAATCCGCCGCAGGTGGCCTCGTCACATTACCAGCGGCACCGTCGCCGCCGAGATAGGGGCCCGGCAACTCAGGCGTGGCCTTGATGCCCGTACCCGCGCCCGTGAAGACGTCCTCGTTGTTGTACCAACCATTGCCATCGGCCTGGTCGCCCATGTCCACGACGCAGTTACCAGCACCACCACCACTAAACTCAGTGATGAGATGCAAATAACGGGCAATCACAATGGCGCCGGCAGGGATCTGCTGGTCGATTGTGATCGTCTGATTCACGGCTGCCAGGCTCAACTGGTCGGTCGTGATAGTTGCTGAGATGCACCGGGGCGCGCTCAGGAAACTGGCTCTCGCTGTACTCATTTCTGCTCCAATGCAGTTACTCGTTCCGAGTGTTGGTCTGTTCTCTTATACAGCGTTTTGACGTCCGCAGTATTGCGTTCGACCTCAGCTTTGAGAACGGGGAACTCTGTTTGCGTCACCTCAGTAGCGTTATCAATCTGTTTCATCAAGCGATTCACCATCCAGAGGGTCAGGCCACCGATTGCCGCTAGGATGATCTGGCCCAGGTTTACGGAGAACTGCAGTTCCATCACCAGCCGCTCCGCCTGACCCGAACCTTAATTACTTTGATTGCCGCTTCAAGATCTTGCAGTTCCAACAAGACCTTCTCGAGGGCAACGCCGATCTTCGTCGTCGTTTCTGCAGCCTGAGAATTGTAGACCTGGACGACCTGCTCAAATTTGTCTCGAACCATCGCCTCGCGCTTGTTGCGTTCTTCCATCTGCTCCCGCAGTTGCTGCTGGAAGTTGTCGGTCTGGATCTCCATCCGCTTAGACATACGGATGTACATATAAAAAATAGCTGCAGAGGCAATGCCGACAGGGCCAAACCCAGCGATGACAGCTAAGAGTTGTGGGTCCATTACCGGCCGCCGCGCAGGGTGGTCAGTTTAGCCTTCAGCTTTTCGTCGATCTCATCCGTCTCTTCGACTTTGAGCATCGGCTCGAGTGACGCAACAGCCTTGAGTGCTACATCAAGAAGTTTGGCGTTGCCGCTGTCGTCCATCGCCTGACCAATAATCTCAAGCTTCATGCGCTTGATATCGTCGGTGTTCAGGTCCGATGGGTCGATCTCCTTGATGCGCCTAAGCAGTTCCTTCAGTTGCGACATAGTTACCCTCCCCTCTAAAATACCATTCTTGCAGGTGCTGACTAAGAGCTGCCATTCCCGCTTGCGCCCTTAACTGGTCGCCGTTGTATTCTAAATGAGCCAGGTCATTCAAGCTAATCACATCGAGAAGCACCGCAGCCTCGCCAACCGAAGCTTGACGGAGAACTTCTTCGATCACCTCGTAAACCCAAACCCGAGTATCAGGGTAAGCAGAGTAGGTGCCAGAACCCAGCTGGGCCTGAGCCATCGCAGAGCGCTCCATAAGCAACTCAACTTCAGGCAGTACAATCGATCGAATAGCAACCTTGGCTAAATGCTTCTCGTACGCGCGGAGAGCCTTAGCCCATGCAACACGAGTAGTAGGAGCAGAGCCCAAGATAGCAATACCACTGCTATAGATCCAACCCATGACATCATCGGCAGAACCCTCCCATTTTAAAAAAATATTTTGATCGGATGTGCCAGTGGCGCCCCACAACCTGAACATGGCGCGCACGCACGAGGGATGCACACAAGGCCCAACCTCCCTGTACAGAAAGTGCTTCGACCCATGGGCAGCGCAAACCTTCAATCCAGGACTCCGTGATCAGGTGGCACCAAAAGCCTATCGAGTTTCTCAACCGAAAGCATCTCAGCCTTACAGTACTGGCAACGCCGCTTCCGAACCACGTCATAAGGACCAACGACAGCCTGAGTCTCAACATCACCAAGAGTCTGCCCAGTAGCAATGGACTCCAATACGCCGACTTCACAGATAGGGCAGGATAACATCAGCGCCCAGATATCACGCAGGGGTCAAACTAAACAACCAGCGCGTTGAGTACTTTAAAGGCAAGCGCAGATACCGCCAAACCAAGCCTTTTTTTAGGGCCTTGACCGGCCATTTTCTTCTCAGGTATTCCGGCATCGGTAAGACAGAGATTCCACTGAGGCAGGTGCTTAATAGCCACTCTACTCTGAAGCTTCCACCCCAAAAAAAAAGAGCCTCTCCCTAGAAAGAAGATGTGCTCTTGAAGAGGGGAAACCAGCAGCTGATGCAGCCACAACAAGCCTGGAACCCGCCAGCAACGGCAACGAAGAACCCGAAGGTTCTGGAGCTGCCCGCAATTGCGTGGGTGACTTTCTAAAGGGCGCCGGGGTGCCGCACAGCGATCGGGTCGCCACGTTGCCCGAGAAGCTTTCGCAAGTGTTTTCAGCCACTTAGGGGTGATCGGCTCGCCTGGCGGCCGCCCAAAAGGCATGTGGTGCCATGCCGGCCCAAAGGCCGCGACGGATGCCCCAAAAACCTCCGCAATTGCCATCGATGCACCACCGGCAACGGTGGCAGGCAACGCCCCCGAAAGCAGAGCCAAAGCACAAGGGGAAAAGGGGCGGCCCCGGGGGGCCCGGGCCTACCCTAGGAGCATACGTCCTCGCGGCCTGCGCTCAGCATCAAGCCCTACCGGCTAGCGCTTGCTGGTTCACCATCGACAGCACGGCCCCACCATGCGCGGGCGTGTTCCCTTAACGTACGCGAGCGTGCGCGGATTACCGACCGGACCAAAAGCGGCAGATCTGGACCGAAAAAGGGCTTTTTAGATCCGCGCGCACACATGAGGCACGCGACGTGCGCGCGAGGCCGACCCTAAAAATGAAGACCGGCCCGACATCGGCAGCGCCCACCCGGAAAAATTTTTTTGGACGGTCCTGGTCTACGCGCACACGCGCGAGACTGACCCCAAACCACTTAAATCAGCTGGGCCCAGACCCCGCAACGAGCTGATGCGCCGACCCAAAACCGATAGCAGCGCAAATAATATCGCCGGGTTAACTTGCAATGCGTAAACCTTTGCCCCATAGTTCATATGCACCGGAGGCCCTTAACCCTTCCCCTTCGGTCTGGAGACACCATGTTTTTACTGATCCAAATTCTTAACGCAGCGCTAAAAGAGCGCCCTACTTCGCTGGTTTTAACCCCGCCGGTCTATTGGGGAGTCACCCTTAGCGCAATGCAACGACCCTACCGCACCGTGCGCGTGCAATCGAAGGCAACGGTTAACGCCTACATCGAAAATGTAGGAACCACCGACCAAGACTACCTACTTGGCACCATAGGCGTTGAGCACACCGAGCGGATCGACGGCCGAGCAATCCCCGGTGAAGGCGCAAACCTAGACTTTGAATTGACCGACCACCAGCAAGACTACCTAAACTGCGGCCTGCAAGACCTTGGCAACAATCGCAGCGGCCTACCCTATCTGCACCCGTCGAAAGCATTTTACGCCTACGCAACCCCGAACGGTGGCGACTCCTACCGCCTAACGTCGGTTGAATTCACCGAAGACGAAAGCAACGAACACGACCCAGCGGCAGCCCTTAACGCGTTGCTCACCTTCGAAGTAAGCCTCGGTTTCGATGTGGTCGAACGGGGCCCCGAAGTAGACAAGGCCAAAGACTGGAAAGCGCAGCACATCAAAAATCCCAGCACCTGCTACGATACCCACGTTTGCCCGTATTGTGGTGAGGAAGATATGGCCAACATCGACATGGAACCGGAATATGGAGAGACGACCTACACTTGCTTAACCTGCGATTGCCGCTGGTTCACCGAAACCATTGAGAAAATCACTTTGATCGAGGAGCCGGCCAAATGATCACCCTAACCTTGACCACCGAAGAGGCCGACGCCCTACACGAGGCCCTTAGCCTTGCCCACATGGAGCGCATTAACCAAATGGTACCGGCCAACGACCCGCTCTTGTCAGTGCTCGCACGCGTGATCGAACTGATTGAGGCCGAAACCGTTGAAGGCATGATCGAACGCGGCGAGATTCAGCAAGGCGCGCTTGCCTCTTTCCCCTGTGATGATTGCGGAAACGCGACCCCGGTTTCTGAGCATTGCGGCGGCCCCACCACCGACGCCGAACGGCTGCAGTATCAGGCCAAAGGAGAGGAGCCTTATCTTTGCGCCGACTGCTACGGCATCCGCAAATGCGTAAACCTTTGCCTTGCCGAAGAGCCGCCGGCCTACACTTGCCCGCGTTGCCACCGTGGCATGATGCAGGGCACTGAGTACCAACCCGGCGAAGGTGGCCATACCGGATGGTACCACATGGAATGCCCAGACTGTGGCCACACCGAAGAGCGCGAGGCCGACTAGCCGAAAGGGTCCGCCGGCACCCTAAGCCCGGCCCAGCCTATTCGGCGAGATCGGCGCGCCACAACGGCCCACCCAAGGCCACACCGGAGACACCATGATCACCCAAAAACAAATTGATGCCATGAGGCCGCGCAGCGCTGCATCTTGGCAAGCGGATTTAGCGCAACGCAACTTGATCCTTAACAAGGTGCGCGCCCAATCTGGGCGGATGCGGCTCAGCGCCGTCTACCTTTCACACAAGGGGCACCCTTGCACGCCCGAAACCCTGCTGTGGGCCGACTGGACTTGTGCGTTTAGCAAGCGCCCCAATTGGCGCACCATTCAGGCCCAAATTAAAGCCCTTACACTAACCGCCGTTTAACCCGCGGCACACTGGAGACACCATGTTAGCGAATATCGCACTGCTCTTGACCGTTGCCACCGTTGCAACGCTCGAACTTATCACCACCACCAACCGCAAGGCATCGGTGGCAACCTTTGCCGGCCTTACCCTTGCCGCGCTGGCCTACTTCACCGGAGACGGCAGCGGGCCCGCCCTTGCGCTTGTTGCCGTCGGTGGCCTAACCGCCACAAGTAAAATGCCCGGCGGCTCTTTCAGCCTGCAGGCCCGCAAGACTTGCCCCACCGGCAACAAACTGGCCGAAATACCCGGCACGCCTTGTTTCAAATGCTTTGCAGACGAACGCGGGGCCTATGCATGGCCTATGGTGATTCAGGCCCAAATCCGCAGGTTTGAAATTCTGCAAGAGGCCATTGTGGACCCTGCAAAAGCCGCCGCTTGGGTCGATGCCTTCGCCGACCACCTAAACAGCAAGGTAACGCGGGCGCAGAAGCGCCTAGCAAAGCACCTGAGCGCTTGGGCCACCGTTGCCGAGCAAGACCAAGACATCGCGCTATGGTACCGATTTGAAGCAGCAGGGGCCCGCTGCAGCGCAGGGG